GCAGGTTTAGCCGGGCAAGTTACCCAAGCTATTAGGGAGACCGGCTGCGACGTCTATACATTCTTAGACACTCCGATGGAGGTATGCATTGAGCGGGTGAAGGGTCGGCGTAAGGCTGCGGGTAACGATAAAGAATTCAACCCTAAGAATCTGGTACTAAAATTTGATAGTGTGGTATCCACTTATAAGACATTCAAGCGTGAAGGTCTAAACACTCACCTACTAGATCATACGAATGTCAACCCCGCCCTACTGGCTCTCATTCAGGAGTTTGACAATGCGTAGTGATTGCCCATTTAAGATGCCAGATTCTTCCAATGTGTGTTCTTTGGAGGCTGTACTATACTACGCCTGGGAACGAGAAGTTATTCGCATTGTAAAAGAGCGTTGTGATGAGAAACCGTGGACCAAAGATCCGGTGTTGGCTAAATACAAGTTCACTAACATTCACCGTCGTGACGACAGAGTTTCTAGGTGGATTATTGAACACATTATTGAGCCTTTTGAAAAGCGGGATGATCTGTGGTTCACCTTACTAATCGCTCGCTTGGTTAATTGGCCTCCGACCCTTCAACACCTGCTAGATGAAGGGGTATTACCCTGTTCGCCAGTAGAATTTAGTCCGACTCGATTTAGTGAAAGTGTGGAAAAGTTTAGAGCCTCTGGTGCTAAATCATATTCTGGAGCATACATGGTTTACCCTACCCGCCTAAACAATGGGGGTGTTAAATCCATGGCCTTGGCTAAATATATAATAACTCCTACCGTAGTGTTAGGCGCAGACTTGTCAGAAATAGTGTGTGGTAGCACCCCGAGTGTGGGTTCTTTCGTCACGGTTTTGTCCAACTCCTTCGGTATCAGCACCTTTATGGCTGGGCAAGTAGCTGCGGATNTAACCTACAGTAGCTATCATCTCGGCCCTGCTCAGGACTTGTATACTTTCGCTCCAATTGGTCCNGGTAGTAGTGCCGGATTGAACCTCATGTTAGGTAAAAAGGAAACTTACAAGTGGGGGCAAGATGAATTCAACATGGAACTGATCAAGGTAAGAACCGCTATAATTGATAAGCTAGATATCGAAGATCTAACTCTGCACGATGTACAAAATATAATGTGCGAGTATTCAAAGTACTGCCGAGCAGTGCTTGGTAAAATAAATCCTAAGAACATCTACACCCCTGAAATGGAGTTTTAACTATGGAACTGACCGTAAGAAATGTTAACGACGCATTCAGCGAGATCTTTTGGAAGTTTAAGGTCTTAGATCTAAAACCAGAGCAGACTCGTAATGGTCCGGCGTTGGTTTACCCAGAACCGGTCATAACCACTTATTTGAAGCCTGCAGAGCGTGTCTTATTCCATGCCGGGAGGGACGCCAACCCTATATTCCACCTAATGGAGTCTATCTGGATGTTGGCCGGGCGTAATGATGTTGAATTCTTGCAGCTGTTTAACAGTAATATTGGCCAGTATTCTGATAATGGTAGGTCATTTAATGCGGCCTACGGCTATCGGTGGAGACACCACTTCGGTCGTGACCAGCTGGTGGATGTGATTGAACTGTTACGCCGAGATCCGACAACCCGCCAAGCTGTTATTCAGATGTGGGATTCAGACGACTTAACAAAAGATACCAAGGATAAAGCATGTAACACCCAACTAGTATTTGATACGCGTGGCGGGGTGTTAAACATGGCGGTGTTCAATCGCAGCAATGATCTTTGGTGGGGAGCCTACGGAGCTAATGCGGTTCATTTCAGTGTCTTGCAGGAAGTGGTAGCTACGGCTATCCAAATGCCACTAGGTGTGTACCGCCAGATTAGCAACAACCTACATCTGTATACCGAGCTATACAATGCTGAAAAATACTTAACACTACCCCCGGTTGCAGAAGAATATGACCTGTATGCATCGGATAAGGTTAAGAGTATACCTGTTATGCTAGGTGGTGATTATAGATCCTTCTTGTCTGAGTGTGATAAGTTTTGTTCTAACCCGTTCGAAAACGCTCATTATAGTAATCCGTTCTTCAACAAAGTCGCTCACCCGATGGCTATGGTCAGTCGTGTGCGCAAGAATAAAGAGGGTGTCGGTAGAAACTTTGCTGAAAATATTAGAGCCTCCGACTGGCGCGAAGCTGTACATGCTTGGATTAATAGGCGGGAAGCCGCTAAGAAAAAATAACTTGCCTTTTGCCCGTATTTGGGGCATAATTTTACTCATAACTTGTAACTGGAGAACTTTAATGAAAACTAGTCTTGACTTTTACCTTGCTGGCGCAGATGTTAAACGGTTTCACACCGTAGCTACACTTATTCCGGAAACTGTCGGCCACCATAGCCACGGTGTTGCGTGTATTGTACTCCTACTTGAACCGTCGGCCCGTCGTGAACTGTTGATTGCGGCACTGTTGCATGACCTGTCTGAACACCAAACGGGGGATATCCCCTCCCCGGCTAAGCGCGAATATGGTATTGGCGAACAGGTTAGCGAGCTAGAAGAGCGTCTGTTGAACGAATCTGGCTGGGTTAACCCTAAGCTGAACAAGTTTGAAGCTCGTACTCTTAAACTAGCAGACATCGCCCATGGGGCACTGACCTGCCTGAAAGAGATAAGCCTGGGTAACTCCCGTCTGCGTCTCGTATTTGACCGCTACATTAGCTACGCTAATCAGATGCTGTTGACCGGTAAAGAAAAAGAACTGTTTAACTTGATTGAGGAGATGTCGAAATGAGTGCTAATGACAAACAGGTTGGCGGAGACCACTATGCAGGTTCAACACAACACTGGGACATCGTATATTCCGTATTCAATGGTGATTATCTGGTTGGTAATGCTACCAAATATCTGGCTCGCCTGGGTAAAAAGGGTGATCCAATCGAAGATATCGACAAGGCTATTCATTATCTGATGAAGAAGCGTGAAGTTCTGATAGCGATGAGTGCTGACGGTAGCGAACCCACTTCAGGTTATATTAACCAAGACTAATGAGTACTTTCGTGTTTGACTGCGAAACTTTACCTAACCGCACCTTATTCTGCGCTAAATGTGTGGAAACGGGTGAGTGGTTTGACCTGTGGCGTCATGAAGATGATGCCCCCGGTCGGTTGCTTAAGTTTCTGCAGCGCCCGGATGCAACTTTCATCGGGTTTAATAGTAAGTCATTTGACAATGTGATCGTATCGGCTTTTTGTAAAGGCCGCACTGAGATTGAGATAAAGCGGATTTCTGATGACATAATTACTAATCGGCTAGCTCCTTGGAATGCTATGCGTAAGTATAGTCTAGCTGATATTATCCCTGATAACATCGATTTGATCGAAGTTGCGCCATCATTTGTCGGGCTTAAGGCATATGGTGCTCGTATGCATATGCCTAAACTTCAAGACATGCCTATCGCTCATACAGAACATATAACTCCCGAGCAGGAGCCGCTGATTCTTGAGTACTGTCATAATGACGTGGACACGACTGAAGAATTGTTGAATCGACTTGAGAAGGAAGTGCTCTTACGGATTGAGATGAGTCAGCGTTACAATGTCGACATGCGTAGCAAGTCTGATTCTCAAATGGCAGAGCAAGCGTACATAACTACCATGGGGTTGAAGCGCCAGGATAATAAAATTCCTGAGACCATTCGCTACACCCCTCCGGAGTTTATTAAGTTTCACAATGCAGACCTGCAAGCCCTGTTAGACCGGGTATCTGAGCATGTCTTCGATATGAACAAGCAAACAGGGCATGTTATTTTACCAGACTTCTTAGGTGCCGAAACTATTGAATTCGGCACAGGCAAGTACCAGCTCGGGGTTGGTGGAATACATAGTGTACATGATAAGCAGATTTGCCATGTCGCAGGGGATAGTATTATATGTGATATTGATGCTGCAAGTTTCTATCCGAGTATCATTCTTGAGTGCGGGTTTATCCCCGTAAGTCTCGGTCAAGAGTTTGTCACTGAGTATCGTAAGATTTATGAGCGCCGTCTAGCCGCCAAGCGTTCTGGTGATAAAGCAACGGACGCAACACTCAAGATTTCTTTGAACGGAACCTTTGGTAAGCTGGCGAGCCGGTACTCGGTATTGTATTCTCCTGAC